GAAGAGGAGAAATATTTTCTACTACGTAATCTACATCTTTTTTAAAATTTTTCTCTAAAAGTCTTTTTGCCAAATCAATCCTACCAAATCCGATCCATTTCCATACATCATTAAGCTTTACTAAGCTTCGCTAGCTTGGTCATAATTCAAATAGCAATAAAAACTGCTAACAAAAAGTTGTTGCTGGGTATCCGTAAAAATATTCTTAATCTTATTGACTAATTTACTTTGATAATCACCACCTAGTCTGGTTAGTGGTGATTTTTCGATGAGTGTTACTATATCTAAATTTAATGAATCCATTTACAATATCAGTAAACCCATTCTTTAAATAATTTGCTATTTTTTACACAATTTTTTACAAGCTGTAATAATCTACAATCTCCTCCTAAAACCGCTTTGCAAGTTGGCAAAGCAAGATTTTCTACTACATCTTTCTTAAACTAAATTATTAAAGGGGACTGAATTGTATTGATTATTTTCGGCCGTTTGGGTACCAGGAATAACCAACGAACCAAAACCATAATTAGTTTGGGCTCTCTTAGCATTACCTGGCTTAAAACTACTAGTATAATCAGGACGTGATAATTTTTCATTTTCGATAATACCAATCTTTGCAGTCATAGTTGGTCTACGAATTTGTGAATAAAATGAATCGGGTCTATTTTTAACAACACCAGGAACATCATCACCACCATTTAATGAACCACCCAAACCAACACCAGGATACGAAGTTGGTTCCTGACCACCAAGCTGTGATTTACCAGCATTAACTCTTCCAAGAAGTTGATTAGCCTTATAATCATTAACATTGTTAGGGTTAATACGAGTCAAATCATGAAATCCACCACTAGCAGGAATATCAGCACCAATGTCCAACCCAGGACCAACCATCTCTTTTTCACATGGCGCTAAATCATTACGAATAAACATACTTTGTTTGTAACGATCATCGTCCGGTCTAAAAGCTGGCATTCCATGGACCCACCCTGACTGTTGTTCCGCAGGAGAAAAGTTAGGACCCGATTCACGTTTGTATAGATATGTATCATCCAACCCGGTAAATACATTCAATTTATCCTGGTATGGTGTGGTATTGTCGAATCCAGAACTTACATCAACGTCTTCTATATAATTTCCAGATTTAATGCCAGTTCCGGCCATATTTTGTTTAACAGCCGAACCATAAAATGGTACCATATTATTGTGGACAAAATCTGTAATAGGTCTAGAATTTATATCCAATAAGTCATTTGTTGGATCATTAACAGTATTATTACCAAAACCCTCTTCTTGTGTTTTGTAATCTAAAATATTACCAAAACCCTCCTGAAGGGTCGGTACATCCTGGATATTAGAACCATAATCAAATCCATATTTAGGAGGCTTCAGACCATCGGAAAAACTAGAAGGATAACTTCCAACACACCCAGCTGTTTGTCCAAATTCCATATTGGGTGGTGGTTGTTCATTTTCTGTCTGAAATAATTGTTGTTTATGGGTTTGGTTAAGTTGATAACTTGCTAAACCATCATTGTTAGGATAAGTTTCCATTGTTATATTCTAACAATATTTAAATTAGCCTATTTAATCGAATTAAATAGGTTAATCGAATTAAATATTTATTAAACCATATTTATTGTATGGTTATTTCTATTTCTAAACTTTTCGAAAAATTCTTTCAAACTTACAACTCCATCATCGTCAGAATCTAATATATCAAAATCAAAATCCTCATTGTATACTATTTTAATATACTCCCGCATTCTCTGAAGCTCCGTCTTGGATAATCTAGAATCCTGGTTTTTATCAACCAACCCAAAAAGAGTTAATAAATTATTTGATTCTTGTTTATCATTTTCTATCTTATATTTATTATAAAGATCAAATAGTTGGGTTTTAGCAGATTCCAAATCCTCAACATTATCACCCAACAAACCAACAACATTCTCAAATTTCTCAATTTCAGAACCAAACTTAATATTTATTAACTTTAGTTTATCATTTTCATCACCAAATATCCCAAGCTGAGTTTCGAATACCTCATTCATTAACTTTAGTTTATCATTTTCATCCTTTAGATCATTAACCGAATCCATTAATTTTTTAGCAACACCCAATGCCCTAACCCTCCATTCAGCAACCAATCCAGCAACAACTACTACCCCCGTAACAACAGCTAACCCAACTGGTCCAGATACTACGGCAAATACAAAACCCCCTACAGCTAAACATATTCCTGGAATAATTATCCATTCAGACTTGTCAATTATTTCAAATTTACAACATGATTGTGCTTTACCCATTTATTAATCAGTTTATATTAATATTGCGTTAATAAACACCATTTAATATAAAACCGTTTAATAAAATGTTTTACGTTATTAACCTAGCTCGCAGATCTGATAGAAAAACAAGTTTTATACAAAAATTCGAAGAATTGGGAATTAGTGATCCCTATGAATTTGTTGAGGCCGTTGATGGTGTTGGTTGCTTTGAAACTATGGATGTTCTTAAACCTAATAATGATTATACCAATCCTAGAATTTCAGCAACCATTGTATCTCATTATAAAACGTGGAAACTAATTGCGGAATCTGATAAACCATATGGAGTAGTGCTAGAGGATGATGTACTATTCCATCATGAATTTAAGAAACATTGGCTTAAAATTAAGAAAAATATAAAAACATTTGATTTGGATTTGTTATATCTTGGAATGGGTGATTGTCTTCCTATACATACAAAACCTCCAAGTCTTTCACTACTTAGGGCACAGGAAAAGTCTCACGTAATCAAATCAAATTATAAGGAAATTGGGTTGTTTGGAACACCAAACCCTAAGTCTCCATATATTTTTGATTGGTTTGGAGCATTTAGTTATGTACTTACTAGACAGGGTGCTAAATTACTTGTTAAATTGGCTGAAGAAGAAAAAATTGGTAAAAGTGTTGATGTTTGGATTAAGGAATCAATTATACCTAAAAAGGTGTCAGTTCCACTAATAGCCTACCATCCATCATTTGCACAAAATGTTTATGATTCAGATATTATGTTGACCAAAAGAGACTTATCGGAAAATTCGGAAAATTTTAATTATAAAACAGCTTTTTTGTTAGTTGTGGCTAAAACAGATCAGTACTATCTTGAAGCAACAATCCTATCCATACTAAGAAATTCTAAAAATCCAAACAATGTTATGTTTGCCTTTAAAATAGAAAACGATGATTCTATTTCCAAAACTATTATTAACAATCTAAGAAATGGAAACTATGATTCTAACGGTATAATTCTAAAACCACAAGTATGTCTAGTACAAGGACCACCAGATTCCAAAACAAGTATTAATGACGAATACAACAATTTATGGAGGTGTTATTTTAGAGTAGCAGATTTTTTCGTCTGTTGGGATTGGGACAAGACAATTATATCTCCCGAATGGGATACAGTTCTTTATAAATATTACAGAGCCTATAATTGTCCCAAAATAGCATGCTTTCAAATAGAAAGTAATGTACAATTAGATTCTAATAGTTTGAATAATTGCGCACCCGAATCAAACGTTTGGGATTTTTCTAATCCATTTTTAACAAATCAATTATTAATTGCTATGAATCACGTAAGTGTAAGTAGTAACATTAATGAATATTTGAAGTATATATGTTATCTATCAAAAATAACAATTATTGTTAAGGGTATTCAGTCTAAAAGAATATCCGATAGTAGAATTTATGATCAAGCCGAAATAGATAAATTCTATGAAGACCCATTCGTAAAACTAAGTGTGGGTAAGTCTATTCTAGATATTAAGAAGAATGGATTGTATGAAAAATGCGGACTATGGGTAGAAAAACCAAAGAACTGGGATATTACCAAAACAATTGGTGAATCTAAGATTATACTTTAAAGATATTAAAGATAAGATATTACATTACATATAAACAACAAATATCCTTAACATGATGCTTGGACCAAAAGATAAACTAAAATTTTTAAAATCTATTATTCAACACGAACAACGCAGTCCCGAGTGGTTTGAACAAAGAAAAGATAAATTAACCAGTAGTGATGCAGCCACAGCACTAGGAATAAACCCCTACCAGAAACCAGTAGAACTATTATTTAAAAAGTGTGGAGCTGGTAAACCCTTTGAAGGAAATGTAGCTACACTACATGGTCAAAAATTTGAAGACGTTGCTATAGATTATTATGGTAAAGCCATGGGTAAAGTTAATCACGAATTTGGCCTAATAGATTTTAATGCAGTTGTTAGGCCGGATGACAATCATTCAAAAATTAATTATCCCGACGGGGTTTATTGGATGGCTGGGTCAACCGACGGTATTGCTGAAGATGTGAGAGAATTAGAGGATTTAATTGTATTAGAGGTTAAATGCCCCTATCGTAGAAAAATAGTTCATGGAACTTGTCCTCATTATTATTTACCTCAGGTTCAACTAAATATGGCTATTCTAAATATCGAAAAAGCAGATTTTATAGAATTTATACCAGCTAATCATCTTGGAAATAGGAAACCTATGGAGCTTAACATTGTTAGGATTCAGAGGGATCGTAATTGGTTTGATAAAAATGTACCTGTCATTGATGCATTTTGGAAAGAAGTTGAATATTGGAGAACGCAGGATATTAAGACCCATCCAGAATATGAAAAGTATCATAAACCACCTAAAGTAGTTAGAGTTCTTAAATTAGATTTTAGTGATAATAAAAAACCTTTGTTTATTGATAGTGATAGTGATAGTGATAGTGAAGCTAAAACCGTATGTAATGATTATATGTTTGATTCGGATTAATTAGATTTTTGTGGGACATTAAAGAATGACAATATAGAACCTTGTCTGTTTTTAACTAGTTTTTTAGCATTTGTTTTCTTATATTCAAATAACGCCTTATTATATTTTTTAACAATACCGTTAAATGTTTGATCTGATAATTTTTTTTCATCAACAATAAACTTATTAAGTTTATCCAACTCGATACTCCTAATGTCAATGTCGTAAATTTCCTTATCTAATGGGTCATGTTTAAATAATGATCTTGCCAACACATAATTAAAATTATCAGGAATCACATATTTGGGATCTAAATTTTCTATAATAGTTTCTATGTCATGATGAGCATTAATAAGATTTAATGCAGTTATTGGTCCAATTTTAGGAATTGTTGGACAATAATCACACCCACAAAGAATACAAAAATCTATAAATGAATCCATAGTTAAATTCATTTCCTCCAATATTACACTTAGATCAATTTCAATAACCATGTCAAGCTTATTCGCAGATTTTAAAACCTTAGGCGCACCAAATGTTAAAGCATCAGTATCCTCAGTAAATGTATAATCGACAATACCATTTTTTTGTAATGCTGCACACGTTGTTTCGGCTTCCCCGTTAGATTCAATAATAGGAACACCCAATAATTTTAACAAATATTTACATTCTTGTCTATGACTTTTAGTAACATACGTTACCTGTTTACGCAATTTAATAATTTCATCATCTATTTCCAAATTTGTCATTGTTATGTTATCGGGTGTTGCACTATCATTAAATTCTCTTTTCTGAATCAAGTGTTGAATCCTAGTTTCTATTTTTGATTTTTGTTTACCTCTTTTATTTAACGTATCATTTTTTGCAGGTGGTGGAATTCCGTCGAAAACGAATACAGGAAGAATTCCCCTTTTCAAATAAAAACAAACACGTTGGACAAATCCATGAATGTGGGAATCATTTGAATCTTGGGATGCATATCTGTATTTATAGATTAGGATGGAACTGTCGATAGCAATTTTCGAATGAATGTAATCATGAATTGATTTTTCTTTTATGGCACCGGGTGCTACCCTTTTTAGGATTTTATTGAGTTGTCGGATACCCATTACAAATAACGAATATTATTTAATTAATTATTAAACTATCTTATTTTTTAAATAGATTTTAAAAATAAATACCAAGGAAAAAATACAAATTTTAATACAAATTTTAAAATTTATATAAGGATAACATTGTGGTAGATAAGTAATGTTATACAAATAAAAATAAAATTTGTTGATATAATAAAATATAATGTATAGTCAAAGATATATGGATCGTTTATTTATAAATCTAAAGGTTTTGTCAAAAATTGAGGATGGACAGAAATTATACACTAAAGAAGAATATCTAATGTTAGATAATGGTACATCCTATAAACAAATGTTACTAAGGTGGTGGCACCGCGAAGACAGAATAACAACATTAAATAAAATTCAGGAAGTAGTAGAAAGTTCGGTCAGCTGTGGTCAAAATGCAATTAATTCTGAATTAATGATAAATCAAAATTATAGTGAAATTGGAGCAAGTGAAAGAGTTAAACTAAGACACTGGGAAACAGAAAGAGATAAATTTATACAGACGGATAATATTAATTTATTAAAATCACTAGCAAGTGAAATGGATAATGCATTGTTCGGACTTAGAAAATTAAAGGATACGTATAATGATGATAAAACACTTGGATCTAAATTAGAATTGGAAATAGAAATACTAGAAAGAAATGTAGAAAAATACAGAGATTTTTATAATAATTATATTAAAAATAAGAATCTATTAGAATCATAATATTTTACTTAATTGTTTTAATTAATTAATTAATTGATTCTAAATTAAAATATTTATTATTATTAATAATGTACGAATTACTATTTGGAGCTAAACGGAGAAGATCTACAAGATCGAATAAAAGAATTTCTAGACGCAGAAAAGCGTCCAAATCTAAAAATGTAAAGGTTGGTAAGAGTGTAATTGCTGGTAAAAAACGCCAGATTTACAAGAACGAAAAAGGCGAGGAATTCTTTTTGTCCGGACTTCGTAGAACTAAAAAATATCTTAAAAACATAAAAGCACCTAAACGGTCATCGCGTCGTGGACGCAAGTCTGTTAGACGGTCATCGCGTCGGGGTGCATCCAAACGTCGTGCATCTAGA